CTGCCATATTGCTATCAGTCTCTCTAACTTCTACTCGGCAACACCAAACTCTTTTAGCTTCTTCGCTGCCGCAATTTGGCAAAAAGATTGTGTTAATATATTCATATAAGAAGTCAGATAAACCTTCACACCCTGTACGCTCTACTTCTGTGATCTTAGCTAGTTTTAATCTACCCAATTCCAATAGATGTTCGCGCATTGGATCATCTTGTGCAACTAGCAGAGTGTGGTCAAACCATTCTTCTAGCTTGTCTTTAAGTGGTCGTAGCCCACCAAAATCAGTTACCCAATTACGAGCATCCAATGTATCTGCTTCAAATTCGAAATGAAAACTCATGGCATAACCATGAATCAAATTACAATGTGAATCTGCACGCCATTGCCGATATGCAACCGGACCTATTTGTCTATATGTTTTTGTTGAGAAGAATTTTTTATTTGCCATCTCTTGCCTCTTTAAGTAAGTTTGACGACATGCAGAATTTATAAAGCGGGATGAATGTTCGGGTAAGACCGCTGGTTTGTTAAAGCCTCATATGTTTGAGAATTATACCATGTGTTTAAAGATGATAAAATATCAGACATATCATATACAGGTGTCCAATCTGCAAGACGTTTAAACATTGTACTATCAGCAACTAACGATGGAGGATCTCCATCGCGTCGTTTATTAATAAATGTTACAATTTCTTTATTGGTAATTTTTTCTACAAGCATTTGAATTTGTAGATTAGAATGCCCCTGAAGCATCCCTAAATTATATATGCCTTGAATAGAATTGTCAATAGCTTTTATGTGTGCAAGTGCAATATCTTGAACATGAATATAATCTCTAATACAAGTTCCGTCGGGCGTATCATAGTCTGCACCATTTAAAGTGAATGATGTATTATGTTTGACTGCTTCAAATAGTTTGGCAAAGATATGTGTTGCATTTGGTTCTTGCCCATGCTGACCTTTATCGTCAGCTCCGCATGCATTGAAATATCTAAATGCAGTGAAATTTAAGTTGTGGCATCGATGATACCATTCCAATAAATGTTCAACCATTAATTTAGATTGACCATAAGGAGAAATAGGATCGACCTTATCGTTTTCCCTCAATGGTGTTTTTGTTGTAGGAATGCCGTAAACAGATGCGCTACTACTAAAAATAATCTTAGTCTTTGGAATATGTTTAGCAACGAAATCTAAAAGCAAATTTGTTTTAGATACATTGTTGTGAAAGTAATGTCCTGGATTTTTCATACTAGGACCAACAAGGCTAGTGCCTGCACAATGAATAATTGCTACAGGATAAACCTTTTTATATAGACTAAACGCATCCATGTCTGTAAAATCACATTGAAGAAACTCATCTTGAAATGCATCAAGATGATCGTTGTGTCTGTTATCAATACCGATAACTTCGTAGCCTTGTTTCTTTAATTCGATGCAAGTCTGGCCGCCGATATAACCGGCAGAACCCGTAACAACGACTAATTTAGTACTTGGCTGCTGGGACATGATCTCTATAATCCTTACCGCTACGATACCATTTAGCATTATCCTCAAACATAATATCCAAACAACGATCAATAGTACCAGATGTCCAGTCAGACAACTTGCCTAGATTTGCTCGCTCTTGAACCAGCAATGTATTTAATTTAAATACTGCGTCATCTTGTGACCATGGAATATAAAGACATTCGCGATCATTAGCAAATGATTCTGGGAAAGATCTATAAGCAGGATACAAACAATTTGTACCTAATGCATCTGCCTCTGATGCAGTGTTGCTTACCCAATCCTGCAATGCACAATTAAACAATACTCGAGAATCGCCCAACAATTCATAATACTCATTCTTTTTAAGATTTTCATAGATTTTAAAATTATGAGTCTTTTCCAATGCTCGCGCGCGAGTCAAATACTTTTCGTTATTACTACGCAAAGGTCCACCCGATAACACAGCAAATTCTACACCCGGGTTAACTGTATGATATCTTTCAATAAGATCCATAAAGAAATCAGGTTGTTTCTCCTGATCAAATCTTGCAGCAAATACCACACGTTGTTTACGCTGATTAAATGGAATACGATTTGCTACACGACTACGAACTTCATCTTTATCAAATGCAAGTCCGGAGATATTAAAGATTGGCGCTTCCCAACCTGCAATTTTCATATGAGCAACCATTTCTTCGTTAGATGCAAGTACACCTGTAACAAATTGATCTGTCATTTTCTCATAAAGACCCATCCACTTCTGCATATCCCATACGTGAACAAAATCATCGGGGTCAATAGATTGTGCAAGACAACGAACAAAAATTCTAGGTTGATATTCGTAGCTTACTTGATCCATAATATAAGGCAGCGCCTCAATACCGGGAGTAAACATATCTTCAAAAAAGATTGTGTCTTCAAATGTTATTTCGCCAGCTTTCATCTTCTTAATAAGATTAGCCATTTGTGTCAGCGAATAATAACTACGCCCATGTGCATCAAGCACTTGACCGGTAACAATTGCTTTAGAGTCATCTAGAATATCACCATGAATTACTTCATAGTCAATACCTCTGCGTTTAAATGCAGCTTCGCTCCATTGTTGCAATTGTAAAGTATAGCGACCTTCATAAGGTTCTAAACCCATATAATATAATTTACTCACCTGCTATCCTTTCAAAACTAATTCTGCAACCGTTTTCACCATCTTCTGATACTTCAATAGTATAATCCCTATCAGGCCATTGTGCCGCACATTTATCATAAAGCTCACATGCCATCATTTCGCATGACTTATAATCTAAATGTAGTGTGCCATCAGAATACCATCGTTCCATAATGCGTTTTGCCTGAATAAATTCTACATCTCGATCATCATGAAATACTTCCATCTCTACGCGGAAATGAAAAATATGTCTATGCGGTGTTCCTAAGAATGAAACATCCAGCCAATCGCCTGTTGCTAATTTAGGATCAGTTGCTGCTTGGGGATATTTATGAATACCCTCTTTACGAAAGGTAACCCAAATAGAACTTTTCTTTTTAATTAATTTACTGTGTATAATTGTATCTGTAAAAAATACTGGCTCGTTTGAAATAATATCGGTCATGCAAATAAATCCTCAAGTGAAACTGGTGGTTGTGTGTTAACTGGTTCAGACTCCATATACTTTCCTACATTTCTTTCCCAATCTTCAAAATCAGAAAGATTCTTAACATCAAACAATGTAGCGTATTCATTCTCACAGCCTTTTTCTCTACAGAACTTTAAGAACAATTCTTTCGATTCTGTTAAAGCATTGACATCGTGAGTAAAATTATGTACGTTTGTTAAAATAAAAGCAAGACGTGCTCGCATAATATCAACAAATTTTCCGCCTGCTTCTAAATGAACGCCGACCCCTCGGTTCATTAAGATATGGTATTCTTCAGGAGTATAATTTGTTCCACATACTGCATTAATTTCTGTAGTAACTGTTCTATAAATGTTAGAATACTCTCTGCCCATTTTTACAGATGTGCCGCCATATGGGGAACCTGCTGCCTTTTTAGCGAATGAAAAATAAAACAATCCATTATCTAATGACATGGAATGTGTAGTAGAGTCATATGAAATATCAATACCTTCATATAGACCAGATTGACTAAAACAAATATAAGGCAGAATGCGACGTAATGCACCTACACCCAATACGTGTAAATGAAATGGTCTAGTATACGGCATCTGTGTAACATAGAATGCTCGTTTAACGTCTTCTAATTGTCCCATACCCAGAGCAGCCGATCCCATAGCAAGACCACCGATACGATGATGCAATGCCGGAGTAATTTCTTCGAGTACTAATTTTGCCCAGCGTGAATATGATTCTTGCGATGAACCCTGCATAATAACAAATGGTCTACATTTGCTACCCATCTTATCGAATGTTTCAATTTGCGATTTTACATTCCTGCCCGTTTGTCTTGCATAATCATCAAAATTATCCATGTCTGCATATCTACGCTTAGTATCAATCTTAGATGATACGCCACTTGTAGAAGTTGTCTTAACAGGAATCTCATCAAACGACATACCAATGTCTGCATATGCACCTTGATTCAAATAAACTTTTTCTCTAACTTCTGGAGTATTTTTTAAACCGCGAGTAATAATCTGCAAACCTCCAGAGTCAGCATGAATATTATTAATTGAAGCACGAAACTTTTGTAACTTAGGTCCAAAGTTCTTTTCCGTAAATCCATTATACAATAATGAGAATGTGTGGTTGTTTTGTTTATGACATACTTTAGCAATCATGTCAAGCATCATTTCTAATACATCGGGGTCATTACATTGTTCTGCACCCAGCCGCAAATATGCTGGGCCAGAAATTACGTATTCATATGTTCTCATGCAAACAGGCTTTCTAATGAAGAAGTGACTTCTTCTTTTGGTATAAAATTAGGATCTTTAGATAAGTATGTGTCGTTGTCTGTGTAAATTATATTATATTTAGACTTATTTGTCAATATACTTTTGACATCATCTATAGCTAATTGTGATCTATTTAGGATTTTAATAAAGTCTGAATATTTGATTTCGGTATAATCATTAATTTTTGCAGAATCAGATCGTGACAAAGATGTTTGAGTGTAACTAGATAAGAATTTTTTCCATCTATCAGATGTTTGAAAATCCAAATGTTTGATATACTGCAACGCATCATGGTTGCGTTGTTTTCGATCAGCATTATATTCTACTTTTAATACTTCGGCAACTTCATTTAACGGTAACCGAATATAATATGCAGGATCAAAATTAGTTACCCATTCAGATTTGTCAATAACAATACAAGGCATATGACCTAAACATTCAAAAAATGTGAACGGGTAATTTTCTCTTAGTGAAGGGTTAAAGTGAACCTTTGCAGATTTAATAAAGTCAACTTTTTCTTTACCAACAATACTAGCTTTAATCTCATAATCGGTAATACCAAGTTCTGCAAGACGAGCTTCAAACTTTTTCTTGCCGTTAGCATTCGTCATAATTTTTGCAGGCAATCCAGTCTCTTTAATTACTTTTAAAAATGCTTCTGGATTTTTACGATCTTCCCACCGACCAATATATAAGACGCCTTTTCTTTCTGAATAATCACTTGTGAGCAATTCTCTTTCAGACATAGGCATACTTAAATGTTCTACATCAACTCCGCCATTATTTTTAATTTCAGTTACATTACGTGCAGATTGTGTGCCAATATAACAACTTTCAAGATTCATTAAGTTGTTAAAAAATTCATTACAACTTTCTAAGAATACGCCTTTGAATTTTCTAGTATCACGGAACACCATACTCTCTTCATGCGTGTAAAATACTACAGGAATGTAACTATTAAGATCAAAACTCAATACTGCGGGCATAGCCTCTAAAGAATTACATACTACCATATCATAGATATTAGTATGAAAAGCATTCATAACAGCATCACGGAAATTAATCATCTTTTCAAAGTTAATTGAATCAGTAAATGCAAAAGTACCGGTATGATTTTTATATGACAAGGCATTTTTCGGAGCAATTAAATTTGCGCCCAATGATTCAACTAATTTTGCAAACTCATTTGTTGTGGGTTTGTCCGTAATAATATCAACCTTCCAGTCAATTTTATTTGCCATTTCAACAAATCCCTTTGCAAATTGTCCAATCCCACCATGCGGAACAAGGTGTTGATCGCTAATGCAAAACGCAACTCTCTTTTTATAAAGACGCATATTACTCACCAAGAATTTTAATTAAGTGTTTTGTTTGATGCATCGCATCATCTAAGGCATTATGATACGTACCTTCGCGTTTGTCTTCTGGAATCCAATTGAACATTGCTTTAGCAGTTCGGTAACAACGATCATCCCAGCATTTCCAAGGTGGTTCTCTGCCTGTAATGAAGTATGCATTACCTAAAATTGTGTTATCAAATACAGCACCGTTTCCCCAAATAGGTAAACTCTTAGGGCCAAACCATAACTCAAATTTATCCAATGCTTCTTGCAATGATATATTATTCTTTGTTAATTCTCGCAAGGCTTCTTTATTTTGTTTAGACCACCATGCAACGGTATCTTTAGAAATATGCATTCCAGCTTCTTTACAGCTAGCAAGATCAATGGTGCAATAAAATGTATCTACAATTTTACTACCTTCAAATTTTACTGCACCAATTGAACAAATTGCTGCGTGTGATCTTGTTGACATTGTTTCCAAGTCAACCATTACATTAATTGTCATTTACATCCTTGTCGGGCAATCTGATAAAACTCGTTTCTTACTGCTGGATCATTTTTAAATCCACCACCTAAACGAACTGTTACTGTAGAGCTACCTGTGTCTTCAACACCTCTAGATTTTACGCAATAATGTTGAGCATCAATCAAGACTGCAACATCTTCAGTATCAAGAATATACTGTAAAGTATGAAACACTTGCTCTGTTAAGCGTTCTTGAATCTGAGGGCGTTTGCTAAAATATTCTACAATACGATTGATCTTAGATAGACCAAGAACCCTAGTCTTAGGTACATAAGCAACTGTTGCTAATCCATCGATAACAACAAAATGATGCTCGCAATTAGATTGCACATTTACATTGCGCTCACATACCATTTCGTTATACTGCATTTTATTATCTACAGTAGTGCATTTTGGAAATGCATCATAATCGAGACCCCAAAAGATTTCATTAACATACATTTTAGCAACACGCTTAGGTGTTTCAATTAGACTATCATCTGTAAGATCAAGGCCAAGTGTTTCCATGATCTTGGCAAATAAAGGTTCGATAACTGCTATCTTATCTTTACGATCTGGAATTAATGATTTTTTTGTTGGGGTTTCAACACCCATTTTAACTAGGTGTTCGTGAACTCGTTGACCCAATTCTGGATCGCATTTAGTTTTATTGAAACTCATTTGATAACCTTCCTTTGTGATGGTTTATTTTTGACAGTATGTTACCGTTGCGTAACATAAGTATTTATTACTTTGATTTTGTTGTTGGATCACACCCGCATACGCCTTACTGACTTCTTACGGGTGACCATAATTATGCCTTAGTTTTCGCTTCTGCTCTAGCTGCTTTTTCGGCAGTAATTTCATTGCGACGTGCTTTAACTGCTTTAGATAACTCTGCTAATGCTTTGCGTGTACGTGTACCTGCGGCTGCATTGCCTTTGTTAAATTTCTCATTCTCAGCATTATATGCTGCTAAACTTGTTTCGATGTCGTTATGTGCGCTCATATTATTTTCCTTTTAGTTAAGTGCCCCATGCGTTTTTAAACAATGGGATTTGTAGTCGGTCGGAATATCTCCAACCTTTTTGCATTGCGTACTCTGCAACGCTGCGATTATTAAGAGAGTACAGCCGCTCAGTCCCACCGAGAGGCATAAGATAAACAGGACCTGAGAAACCAGCTTTACGATATGCATTTACTGCCTCTTCTGCTTCTTCTGCATCTTCTTTAGATCCAATTACAAATTTAAGATATGTATATCCTACCCATTCATACCCTGCTACAATTTCTGGGCAAATTGCATCTTCCCACTTTTCACCTGATACCGATAGTTTAGGTGAAACTGAAAATGTTAAAGCATCACAACCTCTTTTGCTTGTGCGACCTTTATTATTTAGTGTCCAATTTAAAAGATATTGTTTAAATTCATTAGACAAAGGTTGTGTTCCATTTGTCTCAAATGTCAATTCTTTTAATGCTATCATTTTTTCATTACCGAGTAATTCCGGATATTGTTTTTGCCAACCTAATAGAGGCTCACCTCCAGTAATAACTAGGTGTTCGTCTTGCCATTTTTTATACGGGAGTGTATCGACGATTGCTTCCACAACATCTTTAACATCGAGTACAGGGCTAAGATGCTTAAAACGAGGGTCCCAACTAGCATAGGAATCACAGCCAGTGTGTACGAGAGGCAAGTCATTATAATTTTTAAAGCTTTCGGCCTTAATCGAGATAACATTTCGTTCATCGCTTTTTTCGCCTTTTGGCATGCCGAACCCGTCGCAAGTAAAATTGCAACCAAATGTTCTTAAGAAGACAGAGGGTGCACCCATATAGCGGCCTTCACCCTGAATTGAATAAAATAGTTCTGAAATTTTAAGTTTAGCCATAATGACTCCGTTCAACAATACTCATATTATATAGTGTTTAATCATCTAAGTCAAGTGGATTACTTGAATCGTCCGAAATTATTTTGTTCTTTTTAGGAGTTGAAATTACCCGTTTTTCAATATCAATAGTATCCATTTGCCGTTTTAAGTAATCTAAGAACTGATTACCAAATTCGCCGTTGTCATGTTCTTGAAGAATTAATGAATCAATATCCATATTCTCAATCAATTTATACTTAGTAGCTTGTTGCTTCTTTTCTTTTTGGATACGTCTAATAAAAGCAAAGTATATAATTTGAGTATAATATGCGAAAGGATTTGATCCTTTAGATGGGTCAAATTTGACAACAGCAGTTAGACAATTTTCAATTCCATCTGAAATCATATCATCTTTAAATGTATAATTAATGAAATTAGATTTATAAGATAAATGTGTTGCAATTTTAATAAAGCATTCACCTATGTAGTTAGATACAATAGGTGGTTCTTTTCCTGCGGCCGCCGCATCAACTACACTTTGTCTATATTCAATAAGAGCTTGTAAAAACTTTTTATTGTCTACATAGTGAGACGAAGTAGGAATTTTTACTTCCTTAACTACTTCAGCTATTTCAGTGGAGAGTTCTTCCACGTCTTTTAGGGGGTTCTTTGTTTTCATTATGCTCTTCTTCAAGTGTGTTTATAAATTTATCTACAATTTCTTGGATTTGTTCTTTTTCCAAATCCTTTTCCTCAACCTCAGAAATTTCAGGATCTGCCCTGGAATCTATGAATTTTATATAATTATCTTTTAATGTTTCTTTTGTATCAACAGCAACTATAATATGATCTGTTGATATCTCAAAACTTTCTGTGTTTCCTAATGCTACCCAGGGGGATAAAATATATGATTCTACAATCATATCGCCCCTTGGCATTCTAATCTGATTTAATACTACAGGATCTGTAATTGATATGTTACGCCCTTTAAGGTCTTTACATTCATCGAATGTTTTACATATTATATCTTCACCACTTGTTAATTTTAAAATTTTAACATTCGGATCGTTCATTGAATAGGTATCCTTAGTAGTTTGTAATCAAAATGCTCATCATTATAAATTTTAATTCTTTCAATCATGTGTAACAACGTATAATTCTTTTTAGACTTCCATGTTAAATCATCACCTATATCATATAGATTGCAACTATCTTTTGTTTCACTTGTTCTCAATCCACGACCAATAGATTGTAAATTTCGAACACGGGATTTTGAGGGAGATGCAAAAATAATATTATGCAGGTTTTTAATATTTATCCCCGTAGAAAAAGTTCCGTATGAAGCCACTATTATAGCATCCTTTTCGGTTTCTGTCAATCGACGAATTTCCTCACGTTGTTCTGTATCAGTTCCACCATAAACAAAAAACACTTTTCGGTTTTCTGCTTTAGATTGGATCATCTCATGTAGCATTTTGCCATGCTTCTCAACATATTGGAATAACACTAAACTATTGCCGGTTTGTTTGATTGCAAGATTTCGGATAAATTTATTACGAGGTTCATATCCAACAATAAAGTCCATTTCTTCTTGGTATGTTTTTCCTTTAAGTGCTTTTTTTACTTCATCTGGATAATCCAAAACAAGATTATAAATTTGCAGATCAGCAAGCGTTTTACTTGTGATTAATTTTTTAGTTGTTGTAACTTTATAAACGGGACCAAACATTCCTTCAAGAACTAGCTTGTGCGTTTGAGTACCATCTAATGTACCAGTAGTTCCAATTCTATAAGGAGTATCCGGCATTTTATTTAAAATACCTGTTAAAGATTTAGCTTTAAATAAATGCGCTTCATCTCCATACACTGCTTTAAAATCTGCAAAGAATTGTTTAGGCAATTTGTAAATAGATTGCCAAGTACTAATAATTACATCATACTCATTAGACTTTTCGTGACCACCATAAATGCGATGACAATGCTCAGAAGTTTTCCAATTATTAATACTAGAATAATCTTGAAAATCGGAATACATCTGTTCAACAAGTGATGTAGTAGGAACAAGAATTAATTGCCGTCTTCCTCTTAGCTCATGCCAGCGAATTAAACAGTAAATAATATAAGATTTACCTGAACCGGTAGGAGACAACAATAAACGTCTGCCATCATTAATAGCTTTATGTATTGCTTCAATCTGATAATCTCTAATTTCTAGAGGTGTACCTTTAGATGCAATATTTAAACTTTTAACAAATTCTGTTACTTCATCCAACGTGCAACCATCTGCAGTTTTTTCATACTGCGAATCATCAAATATGTAATCGCGTTCTTTTGCAAATTGTTCTAAATAGTCTTTTAGACCAATATAAAGCTCTTTGGTAAACATAGAAAAAAGGCGAACGCGTCCATCCCACATACGAGATTTATACAGAGGATGAAACTTCGCTCCTGGAACTTCAAATGAAAAATGGTCATTTAGTTCTTGTGCAATTGAAGGTTCAGTATCAACTTGCAGATACACTTCATTCTTTTTTCTTACGCTTATTTTGTCAGACATTACATCATACCGTTTGTGAACTTAGACCATTCAATACTATTCTTGATGTCCCATGTTCTACTGTTTAAGGATCTTATAATTTGTTCCAATTGATACATAACAGTTTTAAAGTATTCTACTTTGTCTTGTAGTAAAATTAAATCTGCATCAACCTGCAAAAATTCGTCCATCTCATTTTTCAATGGTTTGTTACCTTGCCATTGAGTCCAACCTTCATCTGATAATTCAAGCTGGGTCATTTCTCCCCTGTAATACTTGTATTTCTTTCTACGAAGGTTGAGATATTCAGACTCTGCTTTGCGTAGGTTAAGCCGAGTAGATGTTAAAAAATTCAAATACTTAGAATGTAATAAAGGTGTGCGAGCAGATTCATGTCCAAGATTAGTCTCATTAATCTTACAATCATCTGCCCACATTTCCTGCAGGTCAGATAATTTCATTACTGAGGGCTAATCTGAATAATCTGAGCAGGGTTGCCCTGGAAATTAAATGAACCGTAGTGATTCAATGAGATTGTTGGATCAAGCCAAATGTCGCCACCGATATCTTGCCAACGTCTGCTGAATGTATAATCTTCTGACAAGTAACGTTTGTCTTTGGGATCAATCATTGTGTCGAAGAATGCATAGAAGAAGTCTTGCAAATCTGGCGGAGTATTCAAATCATTGTTATACTTTAACTCTGGATATGCAGCAATCATCTTGTCAATTGCTTCACGCTTAATCATCATAAAGCCTGTAGCTCCGTCGTGCAATTTAATTACACCATTTTCAATAGCAATTTGTTTTGACTCACGATTAACAAACTTAAAGTTAATCGCATAGTCGGAACCAGCGGCAGCAATATCTCTATCAGAAATATCTTGACCGGGTTTAGAATTAATGCTATCTTTAATACGTTGCCAGTTGACGCCCTTTTTAGGATATGCGCCTACACAAACTTCTTTGTTGTGAGCAATTAATTTAAGTACATCTTCAACTTGAAACTCAATATCAGCATCAATAAACAACAAACGAGTGTAATTGCTTTGAAGAAAATATGCAACCAACACATTGCGAGCACGAGTAACTAAAGACTCATTTGCAATAGTACCAAACGCCAATGGGATTTGATGTTGATTGAAGAATGTCAATGTGCGAACCATTGAACGGAAATATGCCTCTGTAAGCATACCACCATAACAAGGAGTTGCCACAAAGATTCTTTCTTTACGCAAATCATCAATATTGATTTGCAATTGACCTGGTTGTGCGGCAGGGGGTGCCGCAGGGGGTGCCGCAGCTGCGACTGGGGGTTTGTTAAACTTAGGAACCGGAATTTTTGGAATGTTCTTCAGTCCAGGTTTATTGTTGTTAGCCATAAAATCTCCATATTAATTAAAGTTGCTCCACTTCAAATAGCGTATATTTAAAAGAGGCAATTGCGGTAAAATATTCCACACCGGCAGATGCAATATCAAAATCCAATCCTTCTAATGAGATTGGGAATATATCCTTATATATTATATTTACTTTAGGCGTATTTGTCGAGTCTAAAATCGTTAAAGTTGCATCCGAGTATGCCAAAACTTCAGATTCGCCTCGTTGATTCACTTTAAACGGGAATCTACTAGGTCTATTCTTTATTAACGCGTCAAACTGTGTATAATCTTTAGGAAAACCTAAAGCCACTAACCAATTGTATAATTCTAAATAATTGGACATATCTTCCGATATCAAAAATCTAATTGTAAACGAACCGAAGTCTAGTTTATCACCGATACGTGGAATGTCAGTAAACGGGGTAGGCTGTACGGCAAAACCTAATGCGAGTTGCGGCAAATTAGCTGATTGGCAAGTAAAAGACACATTGGGAATATCCTTAACAGAAAAGCGGAAAGCATTCGGTCTTAGATAATCATATGTCGTGGGTAATGAATTTGCATAATTTTGCTTTGCTACATTTACATTTGCAGTATACATTTCTTTCCTCCGTTATTATATTTATAAGGCAAAAAAGGGGAGCCTAAGCCCCCCTTTAGAAGTACCGATCTTTGTCGGCTTACTCGATAATATCGAATTACATCAAGTTCAACACTTGTGTACGACGATAATATTGGTTACGATTTGCTGTGAATG